TTAAGCAATCAAATTATGGTGCGAGCTAAGAGACTCTAACTCTCGACCTCTTCCTTGGCAAGGAAGCGCTCTAAACACCGTAATATAACTACTCGCTACAGAGTATTTCGCATTACACTATCTTGTGATTCAAGATAGATATTAATGTACGATTTATATTGATTTAATTATAACGCTAATATATTTTTATGACAAGGCATTTTCATATATTTTCTTTAATTTTGGATTCGAGAAATGCGTATACATCTTGGTTGTATCTAAACTTTCATGGCCCATTAATTCAGCGATATATCTGATATCTACCTCTTTATCTAGAAGTCTTGTAGCAAAAGAATGTCGGATTGTATGTGGATGAATATTGATGAAGTCCGAGCGGTCACAGGCATTCTGGAAGACCTTACGTACATTATCAGAAGTAATCCGCTTACTTGTTTGGTTAGCGATAAATAAAGCTCTATCATTATCATCCCTTAGATCTAGATAGTCTTTTATTCTTTGCTCAGTTTTTTCCGTAATAAAGCAAATTCTAGGATTCTTAGACTTACCAATCACGATAAACTGCCGGTCCTTTATACTATTGCGATTAAGGCTGCACAATTCACTGATTCTGATACCAGAATCATATAATAAGCTCACTATAGCGATATTTCTTAATCTATTAAAGTTAGAATAGCCCCGGCATTTTTCACCTACTACAGATATGAATCTATCCACTTCCGACTCAGTTAAATAGTTGATGATTCTCTTCTCACGCTTGGGGACTTTAATGTCCTCAACATCTAAATTATGCCACCCCTTCCGTACACACCTTTTTAATACTGATCTTAAACAAATAATATTACCCCTAGCAGTATCTGGTCTCTGGAAGCTGCATAAATACCGATAAAACTTAGCGACATCTAATGTGGCAATATTTTTAATATCAGTATCCGAGAAATATTCAACAATAAGCTTCTCCGCGTAAATGTAAGACTCTAGTGTTTTTGGTGATAATCCTCTCGAAATAACCTCGATCTCCCTATAATTCTCAAAAGCCTCGCTAATTAACATTATTTATTCCATTTCCTACCTCCATTAATTAATATCTATGTTCTATATAGATTCTTTTTAATATTAATAAGTAAAACTTATTATCTATATAGAGATTAATTTTGATATTTTTAGCGATCATCTTCACCGTCTGGCGAAAATGATCATTATTTTTGTTTGGTTTATGTTCGGTATTTTATAGATTTGTATAAACCCGAACAAACCATTTTCGTCACTCCACGAAAATGGTCATATTTTTTGGATCATGAATAGCAAAAAGTATTCACTAAGAGTGAATTATAACGAATATTATAGAGTTTTTAACTATAGCCCAAAGAGGTCATGCTTCATTTTGGCAAATTGAGCTAAGCCAATAGGATTAATGTTCGCTTGAATATCCTGTTCGGTTTTAATCCTCTTAATCGACTCTTGAAGTTCACGTGCTTTCTCGATCGCGCAATAGATAATAGACCTCATCATCTTAAGTGTCTTCTCGACATTCTCACAAGACCAGATCTTAGCGAAAAAGTGCTCAGGATTTCGCTTTTTATTAGCTAACTTAACCGATTCTTCAAACTCTTTCTTGTACCTTATTTGTCGATTTCTAAACATAGGCAAGAATTTATCGTCTTTTATTAATTTAGAAGCACGTTCACCTAAACGTGTTCTCATTACTGATATTCTCTTATTGTCCAACATAATGAACAACCTCCAAAATAAACCATTATTATTTTGGGGAAACAAAAACCCTAGCGAAAACTAGGGTAATTGTAAGTGCATAAATTTAGTTTGATTATAGCTCAACTAAGTTTAATGTCAATACTTTTTATGTATTTTCCTTGCGATTTTTCCAACGAGCCTCTGCAGCTCTCTTAGCTCTTGCTTTTTTTTCTTCGCTTGATATCGCATTGAGGTGTGAGGCTTGTTTTTTTGTGAACTTATCCCATTTCTGGGCTTTAGACCTAAGTTCATCTAATTCCTCTTTTGATATCTCAACCATTTTCTCCTTTCCGGCAGGCTTTAAGCAAGGGGTCGACAATTTCTTTCCTTTATGCTACTATTTTAGCTATAAAGCTTATTTCTTTGCGGGAGTGAGCTTTATTTTTATGGTAATTTCACCATTGGATTTGAGTTTTATTTCTTTGATCTCCATATTGCCCTCCTTTCTACCTGCCTTTTTAATGTTCCCCTTGCTATGTCTCTATGATACACCATTGGTGCATACGTGTCAAGGGATTTTGGAAATTTTTTATCTGCAAATACGCTTCCCAATTATGTTATAATTCAAGTAGATTTCTACGACCTCTGAGGAGTATTCCTTGGAGGTCTTTTTAATGGAAACCTATTAAAGCGGAGCAATATATGGATCTTAAAACTAGAATTAACGAACTTGAATCTCTAGTAACAACAAAACTCTTATGCGAACGTACTTTGGATTTTACTAAACGAAAAATCCGAGAAGAGTTTAGCTATAGCGAACTACTGGGGCTAGCTGTTCAAACTCTTAATTCCCTCATTTTCTCAGCTAATCTACAAGATTTAAGAGCGGTAGTTAGGAGAGATCAAGCGTTTATAGTTTATAGGCCGCTTGGCAAGATTCTAGCTGAAGTAGGTGTAGTGGGGGAGCCTACGAAGAACAAGATGTTACGGCGACCTAAAATTATTATCTTTGGACGGAAAGGAGCGGGCCTCCGAAACAAAAGCGTTGAGGAGCTAATAGAAGAATTAAGAAGTAGAAATACTAATACAAGACGGATCCAGTTAATGGATAGATTAAAAACAAGGAATTAAAAAATGGAATATGAAGTACAGGTTGAGAGAGATCAGAATGGTCGCGTAATTGTTGATTTTTATGGGTTAGATTTTGACATCACGGATGAATTCGTAAATGGTAAGTGTCACAAAGTTATTTTTGGCGATCCGATCGTGTTTGTACTTAAGGATGAGACAAAAGAAGGGCCTGTGGAAAACTCAAATACTATTGAAGAAACCCCAGAAGCACATGAAGAAAATTCTGAAGACACTGAAGAAAAACATGATGAAGCTACTGAAGAATCAGAAAAGCATGAAGAGCCAGAACATTCAGAAGAAGCTATTGAACACTCTCCTGTAGAAACTTCAGATACTGAAGCTGCCGACAATCATGTCGGAACTAGTGAAGAGACTCACGCTGATGAGAAGACTGAAGGAAGTTCTGAAGAACCTGTGGTGGCTCCAGAAGAAGAACATACTCCAGTTGAACCTGGAGCTGAAACCGAAGAAACTCCAAAAGAAAATTAGAGATTAATAAATGCCAATAGCTAGACAGAAAAACCTAAGCTCTGAAAAAGAGATTAAAAAGGTGGTTAAGAAAAAGACTACTAAGGCTTCTGTTGGAAAAAAGAAGGCTACACAAGTCGGACGGAACTCGGACGGGACTTTCTCCAAAGGCAATAAGCTTTCCGTTGGTAATAATGGTGGTCGCCCGACAGAAGACATGTCTTTTCGCCATCAGGTGAAGATTCGTGCTTCAAATGACCCAAATCTTGTGCTTAATGTGATTAATAATCTAATCGCTATTGCTAGCGACCCAGACCACCCGAAATGTGTAGAGGCCGCTGATAAGCTTATTAAACTCAATGGGAATTACGATCCAACTGAGACTAAAGATGTTTCGGAAAAAGAAATCTTCAATCCATTTGAGAACTTAACCGAAGATGAATTAAGGAAGCTTGCGAAATGACAAGAGAAGAAATAATCAAGTTAGGTGCTAAGCTGGAGCTTGCTAGGCGTCATCTTTACGATTTTTGCCAAGTATTGTTCCCTAATTTCTACAAAGATGAGCGTCCATATCTTAAAGAATTCTGTGAATCTGTGGAAAACTTTATTAATGATAAAGACAAGCGTTTCCTTATTATTAACGCACCACCACGCCATGGCAAGTCTTTAACGGCTCAATGTCTCACGGCATGGCTTCTTGGACGTAATCCAGCTAGTCGAGTCATGACGGCTTCCTACAACGAGGATGTCGCTAGTGTTTTCTCTAAGAATGTCAGGAATACTATTCAAACCGAAAAGATGGGAGAACGTGTCGTTTTTTCCGACATGTTCCTTAAGACTAAGGTTAAGTATGGTGATGCAAGCGCTAAGAAGTGGACTATAGACGGCCAGAGTCAGATTTCATATCTCGCTACCTCTCCTAATGGTACAGCCACAGGTTTTGGTTGTGATTATCTTATCTGTGATGACCTTATTAAATCCGCTGAGGAAGCATACAACGAGACGGCACTAGATAATACCTATCAATGGTTTGTGAATACCATGCTCTCGCGATTAGAAGGCCAGAAAAAGTGCATTATCATTATGACTCGTTGGTCTTCTCGCGATCTCGCAGGTCGTATTATGGAAGCATTCAGAGATGAATGTGAGATCATTAAATATCACGTCCAAGATGAAAATGGCAAAATGCTCTGTGAAGACATCTTGAGCGAAAAAGACATGAATCTCATCAAGCGTGAAATGAATGTCGACATCTTTGAGGCCAACTATAATCAAACCCCAATCGATGTGAAAGGTCGACTCTATCAAGAGTTTAAGGAGTGGGAGAAAGCTCCAGAAGGTCGAATCCTCAATTATACAGATACCGCAGACACTGGCACTGACTTCTTATGTTCGATTAACTATGTGATTTTTGAGAAAGAAGCTTATATTTTAGATCTCTACTTCTCAGATGAAGCCATGGAGGTTACAGAACCAAAGGTTGCTGAGTTATTGCACACTGGAGCGGTTCAGGAATGCTCGATCGAATCCAATAACGGCGGTAGGGGCTTTGCTAGAAATGTAGAGAGACTATTGCTCGACAAATACGGCTCAAATCGCACGATAATTAATACCGTGCCTCAGACTCATAATAAGGAGTCTCGCATTCTCGCAAGCTCAGCATGGGTACAGAATCACGTTTATATGCCGCCAAATTGGAAAACACGCTTCCCTGAGTTTTATAAGCAGGTGATGAGCTATCAGCGTAAAGGTAAAAATGCTCATGATGACGCAGTGGATGTTTTAGCTTCAATTTATGAGCAGACTACTAGTGGAATGGAAGTTCAGATTTTGAGCGACTCAGAGCTTTATGGCTTTAGATATAACCGAAGTTCGGTTTTTGAAAGGTAAAGGAGGATAAAATGCCTATAATCAAACAATGCACTCTCGCGAGAGGAACACAACCAACAGATGAAATTATCAATAATTTATTGACCTCATTGGCTCGTAAAGAACAGGTCAGATATTACAATACCCTGAAAGATTATTTCTCTTCAGTTAATGTAACCTCAAGACCTGCACCACATGAGGTTAAGGTCGTAGTTAATAACGCTAGGTACATTACGAAGACTAATGTGGGCTATCTCTTAGGTAATCCTGTGCAATATTTAGTCTCTGAGGGGCTTAATACCGATTTGATCGTCGATAATTACAAGAAGCAGACTATCTCCAATCTTGATGTAGAGCTCGCAACAGATGCGTCAGTCTACGGTCATGCTTTTGAGCGTGTCTATACAAACGAGTTAGCTGAGCCATGGTCGACACGTATTAATCCGAGTAATATCATCCTAGCTTATGACAATAGTGTTCAACATAATAAGCTGTTCGCTGTTATTTATAATCCAGTCTTTGATGAAAAAGGTAAACAGCTTGAGAATGAGTTTGACGTTACTATTTTAACCCCAGAACTTTGTATGGAGCGAAGCCTTAAAGACGGCCATTTATCCCAAATTCCAGAAATTGAAGATTTCATGCATGGCTATGGCGAAGTACCAGTAATTGAATATGTTAATAGCTCTGATCGCATGGGTGATTATGAGATTGTTATTTCCCTAATTGACGCTTATAACATTTTGCAATCAGATCGTGTAATCGATCGCGAGCGTTTGGTAGACGCTATTCTTGCATTTTATGGAATGAATATTACAAAAGAGCAAAAAGACGCGCTTAAAGAGTCCAGGACGCTTGCAGGTATCCCATCTGACGCTAAGGTTGAATATATTGTTAAGGATATCAATGAAGCTGACGCTGACGTTTTAAGGTCTTCACTCCTCTCTGACATTCATAAGATTTCAATGACGCCAGACATGAGCGACCAGAACTTCGCAGGTAATTCATCTGGCGTGGCACTACTTTATAAACTCCTCGCATTTGAACAGCACATTAAAGATAAGGAGCGCTACTTCGAGAATGCCTTAATCGATAGGTTCAGGATTTATAACCGATTCTTTAATCTCAATAACAATATGAGCTTAATCAGCCCCGCTGATGTGGATGTTGTGTTTAAGCGTGCATTGCCACAGAACGATTACGAACAGTCTCAAATGATCAATAATCTTGTTGGCTTGGTCGATAAAGAGACGCTTGTGGCTCAATTATCGTTTGTTAACGATGCCAAAGAGACCGTGGAGCTTGCAAAAGAAGAAAATAAGCCTGAGTTTAATGATAATTATGCGACAGGACTACCTAACGTAGACAAGAGCAATGCAAATGACGACGAGGATTAGTAATGAAGAATCGTCGTGGACTGCCTTCTGATGAGTATTGGCGAGAGCGTGCCGAAGATCGGTTAGATGAGGCCGAGAAGCTTTCTGTTCCCTATCTAGAGGATATTCATGCGGTTTACGACGATGCAAGATTAAAGATCGTTGAGGATATTAAGAATTTATATAAAAACTACTACAAAGACGACGAGGGATTTGACCAAGAGAAACTAAGAGTTATTATCCCGAATGGAGACCTTGAACGTTTTCATCAAGAGATGAAAAAAGCTGGATTGTCTGAATATCTTCCAGAAAACTACAAGGCCCGTATGACGAGGCTTGAATATCTCTATGCTGATTGTTGGGCGGAGAGCAAGAAAGCTAGCCTAAAACACCAACAAATTGAGACTAAAGCTCACAGAGAGACGATAAAGAATGCTTACTATAAAACCATCTATGACACTGGCGTAGGACTCAAGGTCAACCCTGCTTTCTCTAGGTTGGATAATAGAGCAGTTAATCAGGTACTCAATACTAAGTTTCTGGGTGGTAATTATTCAGAGAGGATTTGGAAGAATACGGATAAACTGGCTAATACACTAAAAGAAGTTATCGGCTCTGCTATCGCTAGAGGTGAGAGTTATTCAAAAACAGCTAGAGGAATCAGAGAGAGGTTTGGTGTTACGCAATATGAGGCTACAAGGTTAGTTCAGACCGAGACTTGTTATTTCCAGAATCAGGCCGAAATTGAAGCCCTGAAAACAATGGGGATTGAAAAATATAAATTCATTGCGACGCTAGATTCAAGAACTTCGGATATTTGTAGGGGGCATGACAAGAAAATCTACAATGTTGAGGATGCTAAGGCGGGAGAGAACCTCCCTCCGCTTCATCCTAACTGTCGTTCTACAGTCTCTGCTTATCTTGGCGAAGAATACGAATCGGCAATAAGAATTGCTAGAAACGAGAATGGCGAGAACGAGTATGTGGATAATGTTCCTTATAATGAGTGGCTAAAACGTAATGATATAAATATTCCAAGTATTTCTATTGCGAGACAAAATAAAGGGATTCAGAATGGACTATCATTATATAATCCGAATTTACTTGAAGATTATTCTTCTATCCTCCCAGAAAAAGCTCCAGATAATATATTTGAAAAGATTGAACCAAACCAAGGCGTTAACCAGCATGAATACACTTTAACTAGAGCAGAAATAGATTTCTTTAATCGACTTGATAGTTTAAGTATAAAATATAAGCTCATAGAAGCAACATGGAAAGCTAGAAATGACTTCGTTATGTTTGGCAGGAATTGGGAACTCAAAACTCCTATTGCCGAAAATGATAGTACTATTAAATATCTCTTTTGGCGAATTACAGACCAAGGTAAGAGGAATGCGGTAATAGATGTTACCTATTTTAATAGAGATCTACCTTGGATATTCAAAAAAATAAAGGAACATTTAGAGACTGTTAGAAAAGGTGAGTATAATGAAAAAGGTAAACTAATCACTAATAATGACCTAATTGATTCAGTTTTAGTTGTCAGGGGAAAGAAAATTATAAGATACAAGTAAAAACCTCCCTAGTCCCGTAACAATAACGGGGGGGAGGCTTTTATGTTTTAATACTAGCACACAATATACTTTTTGTCAATTTATTGTTTATCTCTATAATCTTTATGTTATAATGAGATCAGATCATCTACGACTTGCATAGGTCATAGTTGGTCTTTTTTTATTTTGAAGCCCCACGACCAATGCTGGTCGTTTTTTGTCTCAAGTTAATCCTTAAGAACGTAAAAGAAAGGAAGATGATGAACCAAAACGGTGCTGAATCTAATAGCCAGGCCAATCAGACTGCAGGAGAGGCTAATAACGGCGAAAAGCAGGTTACCTTTACACAAGACCAAGTTAATGAATTGATCCAGAAACGGGTTAACGAACTTAACAAGAAGTCTGACGAGAAGACTAAGCAGGCAGTTGCAGATGCTCTCTCAGAGTATGAGCGTAAAGCCAAACTCACAGAAGAAGAGCGCGCAACAGAAGCTCAGAAAGAAAAGCTGAAAGAGATTGAAGAGCGTGAAAGAAGCATCACTATGCGAGAACGCAAATCAGACTGTCTCTTGGCGCTATCTAAAAAGAATATTCCAGCAGATTTCGCAGATTATCTAATTGATAATGATGCGGAAAAAATGACTGCGAATATCGAGAGTTTCTCCAACCTTTGGGAAGAAAAGCTCATGGAAGGCGTTCAGGCTAAGATTAAAGCTTCAGGGGCTACCCCAACAGACAAGTCTTCAACTGTACCGCACTCTGGGAATAATCCTGGTGTAGCGGTTATTTAAAACAAGGAATTATTAAAATGGCACAAGATGCCTTATCAATTCTAACCACTGGCACCACCAAAGATAAACTAGTTGAAATCCGTGGTGCTATCATTGACGCAATCCGTGCAAAGTGTGTGTCCACACTTATTAAGAATAACGACTATTCTGGTGATCCAACTAGTGGCTCAGTCACTTTCGACCGCTTCAAGGATGCAGAACTTAACAGCTACGGTACTGCTCGTGGTGCTAATAAAGGTACTGCACTTAAAAATAGCGGTAAAGTTATCCTCAACATCGACACTGATAAAGAGATCGTCGAAGAGCTAGAAGCAAAAGATATTACTCTTAGTGGTATCAACGGTCTTTTGAATCGTCGTACCGCTTCTCACGCTGGTCGTGTCGCTACCTTCCTCGACAAAGAATTCTTCCGTGTCGCTGAAGCAGCTGCTACTGCAGTCACTATCACTCCAACTGTCACTGCCATCGAAGAAAAAGTCGAAGAACTTATTGCTAAAGCAGAAACTGTTTCTAATGACTGGGTTGATGGAGTGGATCGCTCTGAGCTCGTAATCACTTGTAACCCTAAGGGTTATGGTAAGCTCCGTAATCTTATTGATAAGATCCCAGGTAATGACGGTTCTAAGGCTGAAGCTATCGAGCTCTTCCACGGCGTTCGCGTGATCAACACAGTTCGCCAGACCGCTGAGATCATGATTCAGCGCATTGGCTCTGTCGGCCAATTAGCTCTTGTTAATGACTATGACGCAGAGAAAATCCCTCTATCCAACGCCTATGCACTGTCACTATTCGTGAATACTGGTGCTAAAGCTGTCACCCCAGACCTTATCTTCAAAGTAGCAACCCTTTAATTTAGGAGAAAAACATGGAAAAGATGTTTAGAATGGCAGACGGCACAATCTTAACCACTTCAAATGAAGTAGTGATCGAGCAGTATGAATCTTATCCAGAGATTTATACGCCTATCTCGGAAGCAGATTTAAAAGCTGAAGCCAAGCTAAAGAAAGCTAAGAAAGAAGCTGAAGCTCCTGCCGAAGAAGTGGCTGAGGTCGAAGCTGAGGCTGAAGCAAAACCAGAAAACGAAGGAAAATAAGATGTTAGATAAAGATCAGTTCATTTCAAAGCTAAAAGAAAAGCTTAAAGTCGTTAATTCAATTACTGAAAACAACGATTTAGTGGATTTTCTATCTCTTGAGATGGCTGATCGTTTATCTTTGTATCTCAATTTAGATACTGACAAAAAACTTCAATATGATGAGAGATTAGTATCTATATCAGTTAGGGTTGTTTCATCTTTACTCCAGGAAGCTAAAGATAAGGTTGCAGGTTCTAACACTGAAACTAAGATCCAATCCATCTCAGATAATGGCCAAACCATTACATTCTCAAATATTGCTAAGAATTACATTGTCACTGCTTCGGATAATGAATTGTTTGGAGGGGTTGCTAATATCTTAAAGCCATATAGGAGATGCAATGTTGTTTCCTAAAGTTGCTCAAAACATTATTGCTGATATCTTTTATGACAAAAACATCTACATCTTAGATAAGACCGAATCTATCGATGATGAAGGTGGAGTTGTTAAGCAAGAAGATGTGAGATCGAATATTAAGCGTAGCTTTAATGGCAACGTTAAATTCAACGAACTTGGAGCAGTCCAGAATGAAATGGGCCTTGTCGAGAAGATTGATATTAGTATCACTTGTAGCACTTCTGTAGAGGTTGAATTAGACGATCTAATCAAAGTAGGAGAAACGATCTACCAAGTAACTAAAGTTCTTCCCTTTGATTCACATAAGCTTATCACGGGGGTGAAATGGCGAGCGTAACAATTAACGTTACTGGTATCCGAGAGCTTCAATCTAAACTTGATAAGTCAGTAGTAATCAGGAATCTCATTAGGGGCGTAAACCGTGCATCAGCGATCCTGGAACAGAAGACTAAACCAAAGATTCCAGTAAATAGATACGAACACGGTGGTAAACTGCGAGGTGCTCTTACTGTGATTCCAGCTGAACTGAAAGGTTCAGAGATTGTCGGGGGGATTATGAACCCAACCGAATACGCAATATATGTTGAATATGGTGTTGGTAGAAAAGCGGTAGGTACTCATCCGGAAGGTAAAGGTATGACATATCGTATGACACCTTGGGTTTATCCTCTAGAGACCGATAAGGGGCTGAAGTTTATCAAGACCAATGGTTATCCTGCAAGAGCTCCTATGTATCGTGGTTTTAAGGAATCAGAAGCTGATATTAAAAAGCAGATTGAAGAGGCTATCTCAGCAAGTCTAGGGAGAAGATAATGTATCAGCCAAAAGAAGAGGTCTATAAGGCCCTAAAAAGTCTAGGATACGCTTGTCAGCAAGGTTCTCAAGCCATATTTACCAAAGTTCCAGTAATTACCTTTTGGATTGGTAGCAATAATCCTGAATATAACCTAGAGAATCAGATTGCCAAGCAAGAGATTGAAGTTGTTGTAGATATTTTTACGAACAAAAGCACAGACCTATCCCGCATTCTTAGTGAAGTCGAGGCTAAGATGAGAACGATTAATTATCGACTAGTACATTCAGTGGATGTTCCAAATCCAGAAGGAACGCTTTTCCACTCTAACTGCAGATTTTCTGCAGTAAAGTTCAAATAAGGAAAATAAGTTATGGCCAAAGGCTTAACTATGGGTACTTCCCTAACACTTATTAAGGCAGGAAGTGAACCAACCAACCTTGTTATTAAAGGTTTGACTTCAATCGGTGAAATCACTGGTGAAAAAGAAGAAGTTGATGTGACTACTCTCGATAGTCCAGATGGTGCTAAAGAATTCCTCTCAGGTGCTGCTGACTGGGGATCACAAGATCTCGAAGGATACATGGACGACGATACGCAAATTGAGAAAATGCGTGCATTGTTCGATAGCGGTATGGTTCGTGACTGGGAGATTTTAACTCCAGGTAAACGCAAAATCGCTTATAAAGCATTCGTCAAGAACTTCACTTACGGTGAGAAGACTGTCGATGGCGTTGATGGCTTTAAGTTGACTCTTCGTCTATCCGGCAAGCCAACATTTAGCAAAGTAGCTTAATTTAAGCCCTGGTGGGAGGGCTAAATCCCACACAGAAATTATTTAATCGAGGTTATAAAATCATGGTTCAACTAAATTACAAAGCTTCAAATATTGCTAAAGCAGAAAAAGAACAAGGAATGAGCTTCTTCGATGTGTTCTCTTCGCTTCAGGATAAACCATCTATCTCTTCCCTATTGTTCTTATTTATTGCTGGTGGTGGAACTACTGAAGAGTTCGATGAGTTATTTAAGAGCGGCATCGATAAGGTCATGCTAGAAGTTATGTCAGGAATCGCTGATGCCGGTTTTTTAGGCACAACAGTAGATTCGAAGACTCTCAAAGCGGAGATGGAGAAGGCTATGAAAGAAGCTATGCCTACTTCCGAGATTTCTGGACAGACCAAGAAAAACTAGCATTCCATATAGGTCTTCATCCTACTGAGTACTGGGATTTAACTATTGGACAATTCTCGAATTGTCTTGATGGATACAGAGATAGAATCATAGAAAAAGACAAAATGAACCATGCTCTTGGATTATATGTAAGGGCGGCATTCCATGCTAAGACTTATCCAAAAACGCCTTTCATGGCCAAAGAAACAACCAGTAGGGTATTTACGAGATCTGAAGACCTCGATGCGTACATCAATGCGCACATTGAATAGGAGAAATAATAATGGCACATACAGTAGACGAGGTTAACGTCTTAATCAAGGCCCAGACCGAGCAATTCCAGGCAGAGATTGATCGAGTTAATCAGAAGCTCAATAGCATCTCTAAGGCCGCTTCTACGGCCTCTGGCGGCGTTTCCGGCGGTTTTAAGAATATGGGACTAAAGATGGCCGCTACTGGTGCCGTTATTGGCGTTGTTTCTGCCGTTACGCAAAAAGCTATGGCGGCGATCGCTGCTAGTACTGGCGATGCGGTAAAACGCTTTGATACGCTTAAGAACTTCCCGCGTGTGATGGGAAATCTCGGTATTTCTGCGCAAGATTCGCAAGCTTCCATCGATTATCTCTCTAACAAACTTGAGGGACTTCCAACCACTCTTGATGCTGCAACTACTGCCGTTCAGCGCTTTACGGCTACAAACGGCAATTTGAGAGCCTCCACTGCTATCTATTTAGCACTCAATAACGCTATCTTAGCTGGCGGTGCAGACGCTCAACAGCAAGCTTCTGCGATGGAGCAATTACAACAGGCATACGCTAAGGGTAAACCAGAGATGCAGGACTGGAAGACTCTTATGCAAACTATGCCAGCACAGCTCAAGCAGATCGCAAATACTATGGGTTATATGGACTCTTCTCAGCTTTACGATGCGCTGCAAGACGGCAAAGTTTCAATGGATGACTTTATGCGAGCTGCCGTGAAGCTTAACAAAGAAGGTATTAACGGCCTAGGTTCATTTGAGCAGCAGGCTGCAGGAGCCACTGGTGGTGTCGTAACCTCATTTATTAACATGCAAAATGCCATTGTGCGTGGCATCACGGCCTGTATGAATGCGATCGGGCAATCCAATATTGCTGGGTTCTTTAACGTTGTTAAAGATGTTATTCTAACTGCTTCGAATTACGTAGCGGCATTTGTTAAGTTAGTCTTAACAGCTATCAATGCTGTGAGAGCTTTATTTGGCTTAGGTTCTATTGGTACTAAAAATGTAGCTACAAGTGGTGGCCAAGCAGCGAACTCAATGGCAAATGTAGGCAAGGCTGCACAGGGTTCAACTAAAGACATTGGAGATACTACAAAAGCCGCCAAAAAGCTCCAGAAACAGCTTGCTGGCTTCGATGAAATGAATGTGTTGTCCAAGCAAGATACAGGCGGTTCTGGTGGCTCTGGCAAGTCTGGAGGTGGTGGCAGCGTTAGCCATGATACTTCAGGGCTTGGTTTTGATAATTCTGATATCGCCAAAGGGGTTGATAAGGTTAATGCGATTTTTGAAAAAATGAAGGAAGGCCTCAAGGGCTTTAATTTTGACAAGATCGGGAAAGCTATAAAAAGATTTGGTGATGATATTGATAAATTCATCAAACCTGCCAAAAAGATTCTTTCTGACGTATGGGATAGGATTAAACCATTTATTCAGTGGGCTGGGAATGAGTTATTGCCTTCATTTATGAACGCTTTAGGTGGGGCGATTAGGTTGGTGGGGAGAGTACTAGAATCCGTGTGGGGTAATTATCTTAAACCGTTTGTAGATTCATTCTTAATTCCTATTGCCAACTTCACTGGTGGGATAATTGTTGGTGTACTAAATGGGATCGGTGATGCTATGAGAGGGTTGGCTGAGAGTCGTGGAGCAGTTGAGGTACTCTCTTATCTAATCACCACAATCGGCGGTGCTATTATTGCATGGCAGGGATATCAGCTTGCGTTGGGTGTTATGCAAGGGATACAACTGGCTATGAATGGGGCTATCATTGCTGGAACTACTGCGGTTGGTGGTTATGCTGCAGGCCTTAATATTGTAGCTGCTGCACAAGGAGCTTTAGGTATAGCAAGTACGACATTATCTAACATACTTAATTTTGTGACGAATCCAGCATTTCTTGTGGTAGCCGCTGTCGTTGGCGCTGCAACCACTGCATTTGGTATTTTTTCGGCAGCTCAGAAGACAGCAGAAGATAATGAGGCTAGGCGAATGGATGGCACTAAGCTCAGTACTGAGGCGCAAAAAAGACATAAAGAAGCATTGGATGACACGAAGCGTATCCTTGATGAGTTATCTGGCAAAGAGCTTGATTCAAAAGAAGCGGAACTAAATTACTTGAGAGCGGTTCAGGATTCAACTGAAGCACGGAAAAAATATAATGATGCTTTGCGAAATGGAAAAATATCCACTGACGATCTTAGGAAACTTCAGTTAGATGCCGAAATTGCAGAATTACGCGTAGGTGAGGCAAAGAAGAAGTCTGATAAAGCTCAAAAAGATTATAATGATAGCATTGCTGAGAGTAAAAAACGTCAAATGGATGTAATCGTCACTCAAAAGCTGGCAGAACTTGCCAATCTTGCACAAAAAGGTGATCTTGAATCGTTAAGATCTAAAATTGTTGAGCTATCAAAAAGCGAACAAACCTATACAGATGGCCACGGAAAGCAAGCTAAGTTTGCACAAAAAGACACAGAGCAGATGGCTAGAACTGTTGCTGAAGAGTTATCAAAAATGAATGATGGAGCTGGAAAAGCTTGGGGTGATGTTTGGAGAGCAGCAGAAGGCTCTATTGACAAGTTAAATATGCTCGCGCCTAGAGTATTTCAAGATGCCAGAAGTACAGGTCAAAACTTTGGACAAGGTTTCGTTAATGGTGTTAATGAAAAAGGCAATAGTGCTTGGTCTGCTGGTTATTCGCTTGGTAAAACGGCTTTTAGGGGACTAAAAGCTGGCGCAGATGTTCATTCCCCATCGAGAGCAGCTAGAAAAGTTGGTGATTTTGTTGGAAAGGGGTTGATGTTGGGACTTATTGACTCAGAAAATCCAGTGATGAAACGAGCTAAAGAACTGGGCGAAATTGTCACTGATGAGTTAGCACCATTATCTAATTTTAGCCTCGCGATTCCAAAAATAGATTCAAATATTTCAAAGACAGTTTCTATTTCTCATGAATTTGAAAACATAGAAAGAAGCAAACAACCAATACAACTTAATATTAAGATAGATGGAAAAGATGTACCGTTCTCTATTGACGGTATCATTGACGGAATAAATGACCAGATGTTTTTAAGCAACAGAGGATCACTGCTTATCTAGTCCGAATTGGTAGCGTATACTTGATATCCACGACATTTTTCATGAATAAACTCGTAATTAGTTAATTTATGATTATCATCTATCGTGATTTTTGCGCAATAAGCACCATCCGAGATAGTTAAGACAGATTCCTGCTCACTTTTGTCGTGTTTTATGTAAAAACTACCAGTATTACTAGAGAACCAGTTAGCTCCACTAAATTTTGATTTTATTAAGACACTTAAGTCTAATAAGTCTTTACTAGGGATATTGCGACCAGATTCAATACTAGCATTAATCGCGTGATTTTCTATTTTTAATACTACTAATTTTTGATTTGCTTCTTCTGCTAGGCTTTGTGCGGTGATTTTCTTATTTTCTGTTTTTGAATTTTGATTAGTAAAAGCCAGTAAACAGACAACTATAGCAATAAATACTGATATGATAATGATTATTTTTGATTTTTTCACGACTATACCACGTTTAATTATTACTTTTATTAAACTATTGCCTTATAAATAAGTCAAACATAGGCAATATATAGAAGTTAAATGGATGATATTATGTATGTTGTATAAAATACAATAAAACATAGACATTTACTATTAAATATGGTAATATGTGTGTAGGGATTGGGGTGTCCCCAATCGGTGATAAGTCTCCTTCGGGAGACTTATTGCTTTTATGGGAAAATTTTTATTCCATACCCCTCAACTTTTCCCCTATTGGACTTTCTAAATTTATCTTTTATTACCATATACGATGATGATTCTGTTCCGGTTAATATAAGTTTTGCAGTCGGGTATGCACAGAGATCTGCGATTTGAAGACCGTTATCGTTCATGCTTTTAGTTCTAAAAGTTGCTTCATGGTCAAAGCGAGTTGAAAAACGTCCTGCAGATATTTGCCTACTTCCAAACTTAATTAGTTGTTTATATTTTTCGCCTAATATAGAATCTTCTTTTTTACCTCTAGACTCCAATATTACTTGAGCAAATCCACCTTTGCTGTCTAAATCAAACATAATGCGTTCTAGTAAAAATGTCAGTCCAAGCTCATATGGATCGTCTGCTTTTCTGCCGTAAGAGTTAAGATAATCTTCTTTTTTGATTACAGAGGCAACTAGTCGATAATTATATTTTATTAAAATTTCGTTTAAACTTCGATAAAAATACTTTTTCACCTTTGGGTTAAAAAGTACAGCAAAACTCCCATCACATTTGCGTATATCCCTACTGTGCAAAATTACTCTATTTGTTCCAAAGATTTTTCTCTTCAACTTATCAATCTCTAGATTCATTTTTCTATATTCTTCTTCTGATATCAACATACCCATTAGGGTAAAAACTGGAAAAATCTGATTTATTGATTCAAGTGATGGATCACCGCATTCATCTAAGAACAATAGATATTTTTTCATTATTTCCTTCTTCTTGATTCGTATTTTCATCCTAGCGATAAATAGGGTGGCAAGACAACAAAAAGTCCTGTACCCATATGAGGCTTAGGCGATTTATCCTAGCGTTAGTTGCTAGACGGCTGTTCGGAACCTACGCCTCATATAGAAACAGGACTCTAACTTTTATTAAAGCTTCACTTCCATGCCAGCCGTGGCATTTTTCTGAGATTACCTCCTCAGATTGCGTATAGTATACTAATAATTTATTTAATAGTCAAGATAGAATAAGCGTTGTTTTATAGATTAAAGCTTAACCATAATAGGTATGAGGTTAGTTTGTCTTTTAACCCTTTTATTGTATTGCTAGTACTTTTAATATGAAAAAACTTGAAAATAAAAAACGGAGTACCAGGCTACTGGGACAGGCCCAGAGTGAACATTAATAATTAGGAAAGGTATGCTTGTATGACAGAAGTTTTTTGTCGTTACATTCGAAAGAATGGCAAGATCATCTATCCAAAAAATGGAGGGTTTTTCCATTTTTGGGTTGACGATGAAAAAGACCCAGTCGAAGCTGAGTCTTAACCACTTAATAATCAGATTAGATACACTTCGAAAAAACATCTAGTCTGACAATATCCGTGCAGTTACTAGCGCTGCACGGATATATTTTTATTATGCTTACTAGAAAATAAAAACATAGCTGTGAAGCTCTATCTTTTTACTAATTAAAGAACGTGTTTGTTTTTGTTTGTTTGACATTGTCAATATATATTTTAACAAAAAATGATAAATTGTACAAATATTTTATACAAACTTACTATACAACAATAAAAGATAGACACATTACCTATGCCTACCTAATAAAAAGTATGTAAATGAAATAAATTTCTATTCTATAGGCTATCATCCATAATGTTTTAAGTAAACACGGTAGTATCAAGTCTGATATAATATAAATAAATCTACGACCTTGCAGTTATTGCGGGTCGTTTTTATTGGAGCAATTATGATAATTTCAGGGGATTTGTTAAAAATAAACGGAAGAACAGTAGCAGGACTTAAAAGCTACAAAATAACACGTGCCAAATTGTATTCAGACGCAGGACGAAATCTTAATGGTGGACTTTCTGCGACCTTTATTGGTGTATTTCCGAAGCTAGAACTGGAAATTGGTGGTGTTTTAACCAAAGAGCGCGTTGCTGAACTCTGTGGGCTGCTAGATCAAGGATTCTTCAATGTTGAATATTACGATCCGAGGACCGGAAATACGAAAAGTGGCGCTTATTACGCATCAGATTATTCAGTTGAGCTTTTGGAACGCCAAAGAGGGCTTTATAAACCGTTCACGGTGAACTTAATACCAATGGAGAAAGCATAATGATTAACGTATCAGACAAATTTAAAGAGACTATGAAAAAGCCTGTAAAAACTATTACGGCTTCGCTAGTTTTAGACGATAACACTGTGATCACTGGGCAAGACAAACTAATTAAAATCACCATTGATTCATCTGGTCATTTGTTTGGTACTGCTACTTCTGTAATTAACGTTGAGCTGTTTGGTACTGATTATAATCTAGTTGATCACACATTTAACGTAATCGCTAAAACACTTATTGATATCGAAAATAACACTTGGGAAGAGGCAAACCTTGGACTATTTTATGTCGAGGAATCCACTGCGGATTTCGAAAAGAAGACCACAAAAATCAAAGGCTACGACTTAATGGGTAAACTCGCTAAAACCCCATATAATTCAGGTACGATTCAGTTCCCTTGTACTATTAAGGAGCTAATTAATCAACTTGCAGAGCGCTTTGAATTCACTGTTGATACAAACATCGATAACCTGCCAAATATTACCTATCAAATTCCTGAAGATTTATATGCAAAAATCTCAAATTGTACCTATCGTGATATTCTAGGCGAGATTGCTGGTGCTACCGCCACTATTGTGGTATTTAATGGTAAAACTCTATCATTTAGAGATAGTAAGAAGAAAACAGATGAAGATGAAATCTGGACTTATGACAACCTTAAAACTCTCAAATATAAGCCAAAATATGGTCCTGTGAATAGCTTAGTACTTGCCCGTACGCCTCAAGAAGACAATATTGCAGTATCTGATAATGATTCTATTACGGCTAATGGACTTACCGAGGTTAAGTTAGCTAATAATGAGATTTTGGATGATGATAGAAGAAAGCTAATCACCCCGATTTTCGACTCTATTAAAGATTTTTCACATCATCCATTTGAAACAGAAACTACTGGTTTTGGCTGGTATAAGCCAGGTGATCTAGTGTCAGCTCAAGCTGGTGGTGGATTGATGAACGGAAGGGCTACTGGGTGGCTTGGCCAGGAGAAATTTTTGGGTAAAAATCTTATTAAGTTCAACGCTAATTTCATATCCAATGGCATCTCGGTCAAAACGAATAAAGATGGACGTATCACAGAAGCTAAAGGCACAATGACGGCTGGTTGGGCTGTGGTATCTAAATTTTACGACGAGGTCTTGTTTCCTGCTGGAAGGTATACTTTTTCAGTAGATAGACCACTTAACCATAGAGTCGCTATTGCTGGGAATGGTATTGGTGGTTTTATGGGTGGGGCGAATTTGAATGCTGGTGAAACTAAAGTGACTTTTACCGCCAAAGTTCCATTTGAAATAATGCGACTTGTTGTTAATGGCCCTGTCGGTACAAATATCGACCTCGGTGCATTTACGCCTAAATTATCGCTTGGCGATACTCCAACCGATGAACCATATATCGGTGACGATACTTCAGCTGGTTATAAAAATATGTTCGATGAATTCTCAGGTCTTCCTGTGAATAAAAATGGTTTATCTTTAATCAACCAAGATGGGGTTTTAAAACTTTTTGGCACACCAGACAGAGACTGGGTACAACTGGTTAGTCGAGATATTACGAGCATCTTAATGAATAACCGCCCGTATACAATCGCTCAATATAACACTCCAAATACTAAATTCTATGTTGAAATTGCAGCACATAAAAAAGATGGAAGTGGTTACGATGTGATTGGTAATAAAACAGTTAGAACACATAACTTTACTGCTAATTTTACGCTGTACGACCGTTACAACATGGTGATTATGTGTGGTAAACAGGACGATACCACCCCACTACCTCTATATGGTAACTTCGGACTTTATTATGGTACTTTTAATGAAAATAACCTACCTGAATACACCCCTTATCTTACTTCGGTAGTTTCTCCAAGGCCAATTGCTCCTGCAAAGATAAACGAGATAATGTATAAACAATACACTTTAGGTACTAACTTATATAGACCAAAAGACAGTTATACCTCTAATGGCATTACTCACACCATTTTGCCGGATGGAACGATTGAGTCTAAAGGAACAAGTACTATTAGTTGGTCTACAATTGGCAATTATCAGATAGTTTTAGAGCCTGGAATCTATGAATTTAGTAGAAGTGGTGCTGATTGGACTGTATCCCTTGATTCTAATACCGGCGGAAATCATTCTCTAGTTGCCATGAGGTCGGGTCAAGAAAGAGTTATCTTTGAGGTCACAAAGAAAGAAACTGGCGTATATTTAGCGTTTCTACCGGGCGTCGGTAGTGTAATGAATAATGCCGCCAAATTTAACATCAAGAAGGCTATTAGCGCAATAGCCACAGTTACTAACAAGAACTTGTTAAAAATTGGGACTGGCACTACTTCAAACGGTCTTATTTCATCAGTAGCAGATGACGGGACTGTGACCTATTCAGGACAAATGACTAGTAGCTGGGCGAACATTACTAGCTATAGTGATTTTGATCGTCCACTACCGTCTGGTACATACACATTATCTATCGACCATCCTAAATCCCATAGAATTATCTTCAAATATAAGATGGCTAATGGCTTGACTTCAGAAATTAGCGTCAATCTTACGGCAACTTCAACTTCTAGAACTTTTACCACAACGCAGCCAATTGTTGCTGGATACTTATATATTGCGGCAGCAAATGGCTCAATATTAAATGATACGGTTAAGGCTCAGTTAGAAGCTGGAGATGTGGCCACTGATATAGTAAGCTACGAGGAACAGAATTTTACTTTGCCTGAGAATGATAACTTATATAAACTTACAGATAATATTTATGATGAGATCAAGCTAGAGAATGGTGTAGCCAAATTAATAAAACGAGTTAAAAAGCTAGTTCTCACTGGTGAAGAAAATAACTTTGATTTATATCGAACTACCCGTAGTGGCACGCTAGGTTTTCGCTACTATGATAGTTCTAGGCCATTTACTCAGCAACAAATGGTAGCGAATATAATCTGCTCTCACTTTAAATCTATAGATGAAAATAGGGTATATCAGTCAATACATAATAAAACTGGCGTCTCAATTTATAGCTCATTTGATACGTGGCCATCCTATGCAGATAAATTGTGTTTTTGGTTCACTGTTCCCAACCAACTCAACCTTGGTATCACCGACGTTGCTTCATTTAGGAACTGGCTGAAAGCAGAAAAAGCCAAAGGTACACCAGTTACGGTTTATTACGAGATGAAAGAACCTCGAATTACAGAGCTTGGCAGGACCAACCTTAATCAGGTTTACGTAACTGATACTCATCTAGAACTTGGTAATGGCATTAAAGAAACCATTAAAGGTGTTGCTCCAACGGCTACTCAAACTGATTACGCGAGAGCTGGTGGTATTACTAAGACCATTTACAATACTGAAATTAAGGTCGATAAGCAGAAACAAGAAATTGAATCGATAGTATCGAAACAAACACAAGTCGATCAGCAAATAGCTGATGAGTTCTCTAAGATTACTCAAAACATTAAGAACGTAGTCACTACGATTCAGACCACTGGTGGTGGAAATCTAATTGAGAACTCCGTAGGCTACGCTAAGAACCAGGATGGAACTCTGGTGGAGTGGACTAAAAATAATACTGGTGAGGTTAAAAGTTACACAAGTCCAGAGTCCAAGTCTTATGGAGCAATTTCTGGTAACGCGATTGAACTAAGAAAGGGCGCTAGTATCACGCAGAGACTTAATGTCGCGTCTAGTGGCAAAATACCTTATTCTCTGTCATTTAAGTGTAAAAAAGGTGCTATTGGTACCGCTACGGTTAAATTAAGCAATACTATCGACAGCTTTGTAATTACAATTCCTGAAGGTAAAGAGATTATATGGCAGGATTACGATCTCACTAAGCTTGATCCAAGCATGAACTACCTAGATATTACCGTATCGACCAGCAATAATTGCGAACAATTCTTAATTACCGACTTAATGGTTAATATGGGAGACCAATCAATTCCTTGGGTGCAAGCGAACGGCGAGATTCTCAATACGCAGGTAGCGGTAAACGACCAAGGTATGATGGTGTCTTCAAGTGTCTATTCTGGAGATTATGTGCAAATCACGCCTTTAGGGATGAGTGGCCATTCCAATGTTACGGGAACGGACGAAGAGGTTTTTAAGCTGAACCGTGATGTTACGGAAACCTCTAAGCTGAGTGCTAGAAAAGAAGTTTCTATGGATCCTATTAAAATTATCCCAGTAAAAGACGGTGATATGGCGGGTTGGAATTTTGTGGGATAGGAGGCAATAATGAATAATGGTAATTTTGAGACCAAAAATACGGGCGGATCTGGTTATCCTAATCGCTTAAGATTCGAATGGTGGTTGATCGAACAAGATATTGCTGGTAATCGCTCTAGAATTGGATTTAAGCTCTTTGGCACTGGCGGAACGGCTCCATCTTCTTGGGTTAAGCTATTCAAAGCCTATGCTAATGTGGCAGGGCAAACTTGGAGTACGGGGACTCATAACCTTTATAATGGGGCTATTCTAGTCCAAGGTGATAAATGGATTGGACACAACGCAGATGGTACTGGCTGGTTTGAAGCCTATGCGGATGGTGCAATCTATAAGGCTAATTACAACTCATTCGGTAAAAGAGGTTGGAATTTACCAACTATCCCAAGAGCTTCACAACCATCTATTAAAACCTTCCCGAATAACACACCTGACTTCAATCTAGGCGAAACAATTACGATCCATATGAACGCTGTGAACGGTTCATTCAGACACAATGTTTATTTCTTGTATGGAGATAAAACCTATAAAATCGCCGAGAACGTAGGCGCTAACTGCCAATTCAATACGAACCTAGTTGCTGAAGATATTTATAAGATTACAACATCTAAAAAGGCCTATTCTGGCCAAATTAAGGTTGATACATTCTTAAATGGTAATTTAACTGGCAGTAAAACCTGTCATTATAATGCGCATTTAGTGGATGTTGAGCCTACTTTTACTGACTTTACTTATTTCGATTCAAATGCTACCACTAAAGCCATCACTGGCAATGATCAAGTATTTATTCAAGGCCAATCTCGATTATCCGTGAAGATTGTCAAAGAGAAGAAGGCTGAAGCTAAAAAATACGCCACTATGAGCAAATACTTGGCTTCTGCATTTGGCGTATCTGTTACAAAAAACTATTCGGCAACTTCCGATATACAAATTGACATTGGAGCGGTTAATGCTAGTACTAACCAGGTTGTGAGTGTGTCAGCGATAGACTCTCGTGAGTTTTCTACTACTAAGACCAAGAATATTACTGTAATCCCCTACTCAAGACCAGTTCTAAACGTATCCGCTGGTCGTAAGGGTAATTTTGAGAATGAGACCATTGCTAAAATTAGCGGGAACATTGCATCCCTCAAGATTGGCAATACCGAGAAAAACAGCGTGTTAAGTTTGAAATGTCGCACAAAATCTAGTACTGACTCAGATTTTGGTCCTGCACAGAATATTCCGTTCACACTCGGTTCAGATATGATATTAAGAGTACCAGATTTTCATATCGCGCTCAATAATACCCTGAAACATACGCTTGAATTTGAGATTACGGATAAATTGTCTAGTGTTAAGGTTTATGTCGAAATTGATGTCGGTATCCCTATCTTCAGAATATCTACGAAAACTAAGAAGCTCTATAATAATGAAGAAAGAGTCTTAACAGAAAGAGATATCATACCAGCTAATAAGATCCAGGGGCCAGTATTAGTAAAATTTTCAGCAACAGCGACTCCTTATGGGGTTCTTGATAATGGTAAGGTTGTATATCGCAGAATAATTATTGGTAATGGCGATATCCCTTCCACTATTCCGTTCCAGTCTTTCACGCAGATCATATCTGCCACAATGACCGCACAGCATAAAAGCTCTGGCAATAACTGGCGTACCATTCCGTGGCTATATAACAGTAATGACACTAACTGGTCTGGTGGATTTGTGATTAATGGCGATAATAGGCAGATACTCACACAGATTGGAGCGGAACTTCGCAAATGTAGCTCGTGGTGTGTGGTTGTTGATTTCTGCGTGGATTAATATGTTATAATGCTTATAGCTACTCCAGTTTGCAACTTTCTGGGCGAGAAGTAGCAAACTCATTTTTCTCTGCTCTGACTTAGCGTATGCTATAATCAAAGCAAATCTACGACTACGTTCCCCAAGCGTAGTCGTTTTTTATGTAAAGGAAAAACAATGTTAGACAAAATTATTGCAGCGGCAGTTGGAGCAGGCATCTTAGGATCTGCATATCTGCTAGATCTTCTTATTGGTATAGTAAAAGTTATTTTTACCCCCAATCTGAGATGGTCTTGGAAGAAGATGTTTCAAGACCTAGTTAAGGCTATCATTTGGGCTACTGGCGTGATTGGTACAGTAGCTTTGCTTGAAATCACAAACTGGTACGCTAAAAAAGTTGGAGCGGATATGTCATTTCTACAAGATGCTTCGTTCCCTATTTTAATCGCTGGCATTTTAGGCGGGGTTGGTTGGTATTTAAGTAATACTATTAAGAATATTGTGGCCTTTATCAATAAAAAAACTGATGTAAAGCTCGATGAATCTCAAGCTGATTATGCAGGATTAACTTCCGATGTAGTAAAAACGACTAAAGAAATTGCTGACCTGATCACCCCTAAACATACTGTCAATGATATCCAGACAGACGAAAAAGCCAAACCAAAAGATGAAGAGATCATAGAAGTTGGGCAAGGTGGAGACAATCCTTTATCTAGAAGACTCCCTGATGGTGATAATGATTATAGCAAAGGATGGCAATGCTCGAAATATGCTAATTACTTGGCGTCTGGTATTCGAATGAATTATGCACCACATCCGGACTATGGTCCATGTGATGGTAGGGCTATGGTAGATTATCTCGTCAATAAGCTGGGATGGGTACGATGTGGCAAGCGTAATGGTGCTATTTTTGCGTATTCTGCAGGTGCTTATGGCCATACCGGCATAGTCGTGGATGCTGACAAAAATATCGTAAATGACGCTAACTGGACGCCACTTCGCGTTTCTACTCATTATCTTAATCTTGATGCTGTGGGAGCTATATATGCTTGTCCTAAATCCATGTTGGAAGCTGAGAAACCTAAACCAGCTTTAGCTCCTGCAACTCCTACTCCTGCACCCCAGCCAGCTTCAAGCAATGAGGTTAGCTACACTTATCAAGAAGGAGACACGTTCGGCGCTGTAATATTGAAATTAGGTCTTCAGACCAACAGTGGTTTATGGGGAGATAACGGCGATGTGGCTTTTTACACAAATCAACTTCATGAACAGGGTATTTATGGCAACATTCCTGTTGGGACTACGATCAAATTGAGGCGCAGGCAGTAATGAAGATTGCGGTGGAAGATTTAACAGCCTTTATTTCAGTGGTCGCTGGGGCTATTACTGGGGTACTTATAATTAGTAAGTTTTTTAATGGTCTAATGACAAAATGGGCCAGCACTCTTATCGAACCAATCGACCAAAAAATCGATCAGAGTAATAGAGAGATTAAAGGGTTAATCGAGCAAAACTCAGAAGATGTCAAGCAGATGAAGCTCGACCTTTGTAAGAACCTACTAACCAGATATTTATCTGATATTGAGAGAGGCACAAAACTCACAGAGATTGAACTCGAGCGTTTTAATGACATCAATTCTAATTATATAAAGCTTGGCGGCAATTCTTATATACACTCAAAGATTGACAAATATAAAGCACAGGGTAAACTATAACACTCCTAAATTACTATTAAGAGATAAAAGACCTATTTATTAGGTCTTTTTATGTTATATCTTGCCAACAAAAAACCTCCGAAGAGGTTAATTGTATCCGCGGACGTAGAAATTGGATTCGAACCAATGACCTGCCAGTTTATAAGCTGGCCGCTCTAGACCACTGAGCTATTCTACTATGCTAAGAGCTGGTTATAACATTAACTCTTATCTGTTATTATACTATATCCGGACATGTTTTGGTTACTCCTATCTCTGTTATGTACATTTTATCCGGACATAAAGTGGCAATTATCCGGACGTTTAAAAGCCCCAAGATTTGGGGCTAAATGGGAGGTTAATAAGCTACGAATTTCTCCATCAGGGGAATAACCTTGGCGCTATCTTTAGCATAAGCTAAGAGATAATGATGAGGATGTTTATCAATAAGATCCATCACGGATAAACCTACCTCATGATCGCCGGTGAACTCAATTTCAAGATTATACCCATACGCATCGTCTTTAATGTCTTTAAACTTGCAGTTGGATCCTGCAAGGCAATACTTAAATTCATTGAGACGATCCTTTGCAACAGCTACAGCTACAATGACATGAAGACGCATATAATCACCTCCTTAAAAATGTTCTCCCACTTAGATTAAGTATAAGACAAAATGATTCAAATAACCACAACAAAATAGCCCCCTTCTCAACTTGGGATTATCTCGTTCTTTTAATGTTTAACACAAAAACTCCTTGCGGTAGAAGCTATTTGTACGTCCAAGAACGCTACATAATATGGTTAGATCCTAGATAATTACGAATTATCTTCACGGTTGATTCATATCCAACCCCAAACTCTGCTTTATAGCCAGCTCTTCTCAATCTCTCAAGCATTTCGGCTTGTTCAGTGATGTGGGGAGTTCTCCATGAGCCATCTTTTTTAGTGAGCTTTTCACCTTCTTTTTTAATTTCAAGGTAAAGTCCACCTAATGTTTTAATCTCGACTAGGCTATAGCCGCCTTCTAATGACGTCTTTACTTTTATTTCTTTAGGCTTGGCAATAAATAGATCTGGATAGCCCCTTTCCGGATGCAGCCTCTTATGTTTCGCCGCCTGGCCCATCGTTAACTTGATGTCAGCGCCAATATCGAAGCGATAGATTACATTTGGGTATTGTAATTGTAGATATCGAGCGATCTGCTCATAAAGATTATGCTCGGAATTATATTTTGCTATTCGTCTCATTGTTTAAATTCTCCATGGTTACCTCGTAGCTCTCTTAACGTAACTGGATTAAAATTATTTACATCTACCCCAACATTGAATGCATTCTCTTCTCTTAATTGCAACTTATCTTTTGAATGCACGTGCCCGTACAAATGAATCGAACCATAGTGTTTAAGATTCCAATTCTGAATTGGATAATGGAACAGAATAACCTTCTGACCATCATCTTCTATCTCCAGATAATGATGTACTGAATCAAAGAGAATACAGAGGCTCTCATTTTTAACAAAATAGTCATGGTTACCTATAATTAAATGTTTCTTACATTTAATTCTTATGATCAGGTTACGAACTTTATTAGCACTCTTCTCTAAGGTAAAATCACCTAAGATATAAAGTTCGTCATCATCTGAAAGCCTGTAATTGATATTATCGATAATAGTATTGTTCATCTCCTCGATGGAACTAAATGGCCGTTTTTCATATTCGATAATATTTTTATGTGACAGGTGTAAATCTGAGGTGTAATACTTCATTTTGTACCGATCCCATATTTTTGACTAAACTCCCAGAGTTCACCAAAGTCCTTAACGGTTGGGTGAGTCCCGTCCGCTAAAGTAGTATTTTTATTAAACTTATCAAAGCTTTCGTTACAGTCATAGAAATAATAACTGAAATCATCACCAAGTAGGTCTAGTGTCACGTCCATAATTAAGTCAGATGTGTTAGTAAGACCAATAAACCCTGTGTAGATTTTGTATTTTTCTGCTAGAGAATGAACACTACTCTTTAACTCATTTTCGTATTTTTCTTGCTTGGAATAGGCTTCAGCTAATTTTATGAAGGCTTCTTTGCTTAATTTACTCATCATTGGTGCTCCTCTCCTTTACCTCATATTCATCTAGCACCTCTTGTGGTGCATCTCTAAAAAACCTACCAATACTTGATATAGTTGGGAAGAATTTTGTGATTTCATCAGGCTTAGATAGCTCTGAATAATCATACTTAGAGGCGTATTCTAATAAGTGATGCATTCTTAACGCCCTAATCACAAGAGCAATTTGCTCTCTTGATGGTAGTGGTACCCCGCCATAAAACTGGCTCTCTTGAATTATCGTAGGCATAACCCAATCGACAATATTCTGCCCATTTTCCATTTCTTTTTTCTTATGTCCAGTGTAAACCATCATTCCTCCTTTCTTGCGCCACATTTACCGCACTTGCCATCTATCGTATGGGTCATACAATAGCAATTTTCGCAGAGGCTAACATCGTTAGTCTACTACGCTAGTTCTAAATTCTTGATATTCATCTTCTGTATGGGTACCGGTGTAATATTCCATTGCCTCATCAATTCCACGAGCTTCGCAAATTAGGGCGGTCTTTAAGACAATAGTAGCCTCATTCGCTAAACGCTTGAAAGTTGGCAGGTCTTTTAGGAGTTTGTATTGTTTCATTTTATTTTTTCCTCACTTAAATATTCAATAACTTCTTCTTTTGTCCCCTCAAAGCGAGTTTTACTACGTTTCCCGGCGAGAAATCCTAGAGTTAAGACAATAAACATAACATCTATAACTGTTGAACCACTCAAAAACCAGTGGTTAAATAAAAGCAATCCAGCAAACATTAAGAACGTAACAACATCCTTAATAATCGAACCTATTACTGACTCATTTATAACTATGTATTTGGTTTTGTCGTCATCCATATAACTCTCCTTAATAATTAGCTGGAAACATTTCTGATCCTTCTGATTTGCGTGGCAGTATGACAGATACATCTAAATCTGTAACACCTTGTTTCATAAGGTATCTCTTCGTTTTTAATATCTCACCAAGATCCTTGTGCTGTTTTTCATGCTTAATACCATCTAGCCCAACGTAGCGAATTATGTAGCTAGTTGGGAGTGGTGGTTTTAATTGATTGCTTTTCATTTATCTTCATATGCTCGTTTATCTTCTTGCGCTAATTTAAATAAGAACGTCGATTGGTCTAATCTTGATCATTACTGCCGTTATTATCTAGGTCTATTATCAGAATCTTGATCTAGAAGTAGCTAGGGTGGGTATGAGCTACTCGGATAAGCATAAATGTACTCAACTTTTTTAGATTATCCTGAAATCTACGACTTGATCCTGATAATAGGAGTTATGGCTGCGTCTAAATTGACATTTAACTGGTTATTTTACTTAAGGGGGTATATGCCAGCACCACATGCTTATTTTTTCTTATATTCCTCATTAAGCTTGATTAGCTTAACCATATAACCGTTAAGTTCTGTTTTTAGTAGTGTTAATTTACTCATTTTTCTCCTCTGCTTTATTGATATCCATATCAATGTCGATTGGTTCGACTTTTAATTCTGCTTCATTAACGTTGTCTGGATAATTTTTATCGCCATCGGACTGATCGATTTCGATTGCTTTTTGCATATCTATTGAAAGAGGTGCGTATTTACTCAAGATTAGCTTTAGAACCGTCTTCTTTGCCATCGCATCGAAATGATCTTTCCAAATGCCAGTTCCATATTTATAAGTCTGGCTAAACTTCATAGCGTGTGCCTTAATCTCAGCTACTGACATATATAATGTTTGTCGGTAGCCGTTCAATAACTCAAAGTAAGCTACATAACCGGCAGTATTGAGCTGCTCTCGCTCGTTATCATCTTCAAGCCAATCGAACTCGATCTCGCCAGTTAAACGGTTGCGGCTCTTAACCTCACCTTCTTTAACCTCAGTAGTATTGATAGTTTTGAATTGGCCAGACCTTTGTGCTAACTGAATAAAGCCCTTGTAGCCAATCTGTAGTTGTGGTACTCCTTTATAAGCGATAACGTAAGCTTGACCTAGATTTTGGTTGAATGGTAGTTTGATCGCCGCCGCCATTAGACAACAGTTATAAAGCTTAATAGCATCACATTTAGCAAACTCTTGACTAGAATTAGCTAAAGTTAAGACTGAACTCATGAATTGCTGAGTGCCAGTACCTAAAACATCTTGGGCTTTCTTTAAAAAGTCTTGATTGTGGACTAATCCACTAATAGTAGGTTTATTTATCGTGACTTCTTTATTTACGATCGGTTCTTTTTTGATCACTTCATTCATAGACTAAAATCTCCTAGTTCCTCGACCTCATTTAACGTTTTATTATTGTGCCAGTCTATTTCTCGATCACCGAAGTTCTTAATCTCTTCAATACATCTCACGAGTTTTCTTTCACCAGATTCCAGAAAGTTCATTCCAGCGATCATAACGGCTGTGCGGTATGGGGCTGCTGTTTCTACGATAAAGAAATAGAACTTGGTTAGGTTCGGATTACCTGTAAGGGCTGTGTAGTTCGCGGCCTGAAGGTCATAGCACATCCTATATGCTTTGTACTTCCAGTCTGAGAATTGTGCGGTGGTTTTAAGGTCACAGATCACATACCCGCCGTTGTCTAACTTTCTGATAGAGTCTGCTTTACCTCTAATGTCTATTCCATTGACTTTAGCAAATAATGGCTTCTCGTTTTCAATTCCATCTCCACAGAGTAGAACTTCGTATAATGGATGGGTCTTTACTGCTTCACAGATACCGTTTAATTGTTCAAAATCATTTTCTGTAATTATCGGCAAAGCCTGTTCAGCTTTCCACTCTCTAGCTTCTTTAGTGCGAAAATCGGAATATGGGCTGACCACGAATTGATCGGCAGTACCTTGTTTCATCAGCTCACCATGGGCTAATTGACCGATATCTATTGCTTTACCTGCTGGCTGAGGTAATAACCCTCTTTTAGCTGCTACTGCATAATCGATTCCATCTGTGATGATGGCCTTCATCTGTGAATAAGACCACTCTGGTCTTGCGTAATATTCAGCGTCTGTTTTGCCCCCCCTCAAGACCCTAACTTTTACTACTTTAGGTATTCCTAATTGTTTAATTTTGATCCTCATTTTTCTCCTTTTTAAACTTCAGGTAGGTTTGAGGCTCTCATTTTATCCAATAGATTTTCTCGTACATTAAAATCAAAAAAGTGTGAGGAACTACAAAAACTGCCCGTTCTGTCTGAGGGTCGAAAGCCCCAAACTTACCCGAAGTTGTTTAAATTTGTTATATTCCGAGTTTTTAAGATTCTAAAACTAGGCGTACCATAGCTGTTTTTTGTTCTATGGAAATTAAAATTTATGCACTTTAATCCCCAACAAAAGAAAAAATCAGGGCGTAATACCCTGATCCAGAAATAAAAAACACCCCGAAAGGTGTATTAAGCAATCAAATTATGGTGCGAGCTAAGAGACTCTAACTCTCGACCTCTTCCTTGGCAAGGAAGCGCTCTAAACA